TAATTCCTTTATTAATTAAGTAGTATTATTTTTAAATAATATTAATTTTAATTCTAAAAAGTAAAAGTAAAAGTAAAAGTAAAAGTAAAAATTGTTTTTTTATCTGTTTTAATTTGATAGGATTGTATATTAAAATTAAGAAGCAGCCGCTTAATTGGAATATGCGAGACCACCCATACCAGACATAATACGGAGAACGTTGTAATTCACTGCGTAGATATCAAGGGTCGTGGCAAGAGTCTCAGATCCCTTGTTGAACACAAGCTGAGCCGTGTCAATGCGGGAAAAGTTACAGGTGCCAGATGGTTGATGTTCCTCAGGGCGAAGAGCGAAGGAGTACACAGCAACGGAATCGGGTACGGCCGTGGAGCCGAAACCAGTGTGGCAATCCCAGATCTGGTTGCGGGTGAAGTATTTCAAGTTACGCTCCGTGAAACGGTCAGTTCCGTTGAGAACAACCTTTACCTTTACGTTCGTAAGTGCGCCGGTCGTAGACGTGACAATTGCCGTGGGGGTTGCGCCTCCCTGTACATCCTCAACGGATGACGTGGTGGAAGTTGGTCCAACTGGTGCGCCAGTCCAGATAAGCTCCTTAACTGGGTGGTTGAAGTTGAGGCGAACGGTTCCACCAGTTGCGGAGTCGCTCTGGATCTGGAGCTGGTCGATGAGGTACTCGTGGGCATTCTGGGCGAACTGGCGACGCTCAGTGGTGTCGAGGTACACGTAATCGGCATACACGGCAACAGTGTTGTAACCAGCAGCCACTGGGGAGCCGCTTGCTACGTAAGAAAGTGCTGCGAAGGTGATGTTGAATTTAACCTCGTGGTACTGGAGAGCAATGAGGGGGAGTGCGAGTCCTGGGTTGCGGCAGAACCAGAAGCGCATGGGTACGTATGCCTCAGTGGGGGCATTTACTAGAGAACCTGCGCCACCAGACTGATGGGTGAATGACATACGGTTGTAACGAGGAGATGGGTTACCAGCTGCGTCAATGTTGATTCCTGGTTCAGCACCACCGAATGAAAGCTCGCCCTGGGCACCTGAGGAGTTGACCTCCGTTAGGTCTCTCCAAATAGTAAGCCATTTACCGTACTGGCGATCAATGAGTTGACCTCCAATTTCGAGTTCGAGCTGGTCAAAGAGTGCGTGACCGAAATCAGAGGCAAGTAGACCGCTGGTCGTGGTTAGGAAATTTTGGGGGTTGAACTGAACCCAGAGACACTTAAGGAGATCTCCGTTACGGGAAACAGTTACAGACACACGGGAACCAGCACCGGAGGTACCGTTGATGGTCTGGAGAATGGATTCAGTTGCGAAGTTGGTGTGGCGGCGATATACGGACTTGAAGAAAGTGATCTGGGGCTGACCAGTAAGGTAAATGTCCTGGGCGCCGTAGGCAACGAGCTGCATAAGTCCTCCTCCCATTTTTAATTAAGTAGGTATGTGTGAATTTATATTCTTAATAAATATTTTATTTTTTTGAGAAAATACGAAATTAAATTAAAATAAATTAAAATAAATTATTTTAATTTAAAATAATTTAAAATAATTTATTTTAAAATTACTTTTTCTTAATAATTATTTGAATTATTTAAATTATTTGAATTTTTTGAACATTTGAATTATTTGAATTATTTGAATAATTTAATTTGAATAGGCAAGTCCACCCATACCACCCATAATACGGAGTATATTATAAGATGGAGCAAACACTGAATATTCTGGAACAGAATCATATTCTTCAACAGAATCATTTCTAATTGTAAAATATAATTGGGCTGTATCTATACGGCTAAAATTACATGTTCCACTAGGTTGATGTTCCTCAGGTTTAAGGGCAAACGAATATACATAAATATAATTTCCAGGACATCTTGTATGATGATCATATGTTTGTAAAAGTCTAAAGTATTCTCCATTTCTTTCCTTAAAACGATCTGTTCCATTAAGTATTAATTTAAATTCATTTAATGGAGCAAATTGATTTGGGGTTCCATTAGGAATAATATTAACTCCTATAGAAAAATCATTAATGGGTGCGTTAGAATTATTTCTATTAAATAAAAATACTAATTCTTTAGTTGGATGATTTAAATTAAGTCTTATATAATTTGGTTCAGTTATACTAACTAAGTTTCCAAATTGAGTCTGTACTTGTTCAACAAGATATTCATGAGGGTTTTGAGCAAATTTCCTTCTTTCTAGAGTATCTAAGTAATAATATGTATTCCATATTTTCATATTTGATAAATTAGGAAGAGAAATTCCATTTGTTACAATTGGTTGATAAACACCATCTTTAACACCTACAACCAAGTTTGTAAATTTCTCAAATGATATCTGTAACTTAACTTCATGATACTGAAGCGCAATAAGTGGAATTGCTAAACCTGGATTTCTACAGAACCAAAATTGTAAAGGAATTAAAAGTTTATTATTAGGTTCATAAGAAATATTATATGGTTGCCAATTTGCTAATGAATAGTTCTTTCCAATCATAGTTCCATAACCATTTAATTGAGCTCCTGAGAGTACTAATTCTGACCATATATCCATCCATTTTCCATATTGTTCATCAATTTGTTGTGAACCTATACTTACAGATGCGTTATTTATTAAATAATTACCTACACCTTGTATCCATCCACAATAGTCCCAAGTACTACTATTTTGTATATAATACTCTGGGTTATTAAATAAATTAATTTCTAAATAAATACTTCCAACTAAGTCTCCATTTCTACTTATTATAATTGTAATATTTCCATCAAAATCTTTATTACCATCTATAAGCTGGTTTATAGATTCTATAGCAAAATTTGTATATCTTCGATATACTGTTTTAAAATAAGTTATTTGAGGATTTGTTGTTAAATATACATCTTGAGACCCGTAAGCAGCTAATTGTACTAATCCTCCTCCCATTTAATCTAATTATTAATAAGTATTAATTCTTTATTCTTTATTATTAATTCTTTATTATTAATTAATTAATAATTATTTTTAATGGATTTAAAAATTTCAAATGTATTCTTTTTATTTTTTATTTTTTTAATTGACCAACCCTTTTCAATTAATGAATAAATAAAAAGCGCTCTTAAAATTATTAAATATGATACATTATCCATATCAAATTAATTAATTACTATTACTTAATTACTATTATTATTAATAATAATTAGTAACGTACTAAAAATAATATTACTTATTAATAATAAAGAATTAATTAATAATGAGAATAGGTATTGTCCTAAATTATAAGAATGCGGAAAAGAAAAAAGATGAATTACTTAACATCAATAGTAGAAAAATGAAATGGCTTAAACATGCTCATAAAAGAAAATATAGAAAACATATAATTAATAAGAAATTTATACCAGCTGATGTAGCTATAGGTATTTATATTGAAATACATTATCCAGAAGTAAAAATTGACTACATAACTCCTGATAACATATCTACTCGTCGTTTTAAAAAGAATGATCTTAATTTTGTAATTATTTATGATCTTCTTGAATCGTTTCATTTAAGTGATAAATCCAAATTTGAAAAGTATAAACTTGCTCTTAAAAATAGTAAAAATGTTTATCCTCCTTATGATTATCAAAAATTTATTAACAATAAATGTATGTATTATAAATATCTAGCTGATAAGAAAATACCAGTTGCTCCTACATATTGTATAACAAAAGAAAAATGGTTTTCTCGTAATCCTGATAAATATATTACAAAATTAATTAATAAATTTAAAAATAATAAGTGGAATTCTATAATATCAAAACCCGTTTATGGACAAGAATCCATTGATTTTGCTAAATTTACAAGTTGTCCAATGAAAAAGGACTCCTTATTGTGTAAAAAGAATAAAATGATAAAATACTTCAAAAGAACAATTCCTAAATATAAATCCATGGTTATTCAAGAATATATTCCTGGATTTGATCAAGATAATCCTGAAATAAGAACATACTTCATAAATGGAAAATACATGTACTCTATTGTAACCACCTCCAAAAGAGTAGGAGCACCTGTCCAAGAAGGCGGTACGTTTAAAATTCCTAATAAGAACTTTAATTATATTAAAAAACTTGCCAAAAGGGTTATGAAATCTTTGCCAAAATTAAATTTACCTGGAAATCTTAAAAATCCAATTTTAACAAGAATAGATATAGGTTCCGGTCTTGAAGGTGTTCCAATGAGTTACTTTGTAAATGAAGTTGAATTTGTACCAAGTTTATATATTGAAGAACTTGATCCAATTAAAACACCCGTTATTAATAAAATAAGCGATACATTAGTAAAAGTTGCTGAAGAATACTCTGTCAGTAAATTACCAATTAAAACTAAATTTTAAGTAATCAATA